GTATTATATAATAGGTATAACTAACAAGCAGTAAGGATATCTCATGAGCATCACAGTTGTCAAGCCAGACGAGTTTTTTTTGGAAAAATCTTTTCAATCAAAACATCCGAATTTTAAAGCCGCTGCTAAGAAATATTTAAATAAAAATATACCGCAAGAGGATAGTGTATCACCCAAAGGCGGGAAAGGCAACTTGTACAGGTACACAAAAACTGGATATAGGGAAGACATAGGAATAAACGTAAGGTCTAATTGGGAAGCAAACTTTGCAAGGCTTGCTCTCATATACAAAATAGACTTTGAATTTGAACCAAAAGTTTTTACATACCCGATTAAAAGGGGAACTAAATCTTATACTCCTGATTTTTATTTTAATAAAACTCAAGAATGGATTGAGATAAAAGGTTATCTAGATGAAAAAAGTAAAATAAAAATTAAAAGATTTAAAAGGTATTATCCAGAAGAGTTCAGTAAGTTCACGATGATCATAAGCAGGTATTCAAATGAAGCCAAAAAGTTTGTCGAAGATCTAGAAGTACCTAATGTAATTTTCTATGAAGATATCAGGGATTATTACTTTGAATTAATATACAAATGGGAAGGCAAATAAAATGGCGGCATACAAAGAACAGTATTACACATTAGAAGAAAACGAAATGCAGGACTTGATCCAAAAAGCAAAAGATGGAAACATGTCCGCTCAAAACGAATTGATAAAAGTTTTTAATAACTTTTTGACTAAGTATTCTACAATGCTGTACTACCGGAAAGTACAACCTAGCAGATTATGACATAAGAAGGTTCATAGCTCTTTTTATAAAAGACAATTACGCAAGGCTAGCCTTAGTAAGGAACAAGTTGAACCCTTCTGCTTTGAAGATAGTTAATGAAGCTATGAGGGGAATAACCTACATGGCAAAAAGGTATGGCGACGAAGAAGATATCAGGCAGACTGTCGACATGACGTTCTTTCAATGCATAGGCAGGTATCAAAGGAAAGACTCCGAGAAAGGGCCTATACCATTTAGCGCGTTCCTTTATAGTTACTTCTTCTACTTGTTGAAGAAAAATGTTGACACATTCTTAATAGATCAATTAGGAAGGAAAACATTCCCACTTATAACAGATGATGATTACGAACCAGAAGACGGCGAACAACAAGTAGGGTTCAAGGCCCCACCAGTAGAGTACGATCTAGCAAAGCTTTTATGCGTTGAATCAATAGATGAGATGTGGGTTCTTGGGGCTACTGCAGCAGAACCTTTCAACCAGCTATCCATTCAAGAGAGGCAGCTGCTAAAATGGAGGTTTGTTGATGGCAAGAAATCTTCGGAGATAGCAGAAAGAATAACAGAGCATCCTAACACAGTTAGAGAACACTTAAAAGATATAAGAGATAAAATTAAATCAATAATAGCATCCTCAAATCTAGAGGATCTTTTTAAATTCGTAAAGGAATAAAAAATTGGAAGACCAAAATCTACAAACGCTACACCGCCTACTTAGCGATTTCTTAAGCCCTCAGATAACAGAGGTGCTGAATGCTTACGCTGCGGGTGAAAACTATAAAAAGTATTTTATTGAAATACCAGATATGGATAATGTAGATTTAGGTATCCATGACCTAGCCAATCTTGTAGCTAAAACTTCCAACGCCTTTGGTAGAGCAGCTAGATTTGCTGGAATGGCTAGAGCCCATTATAAGATAGTAGAAGGTAGATATAAAAGAATCTACAAGAAGAATAGAAACGGCAAGAACGAAGCCGAAAGAGAAGCATCAGCGCTTACTGCAGCAGAAGGCGAATACGAGGCTATGGTGACCGCAGAAGCTATAGTGAACTTAGCAGAGTCAATGGAGACTTCTTCTAGAATAGCTTCTGAGTCCGCCAGAAAATTAATGGATAAAGTTCAATCAATGCAAATAGCTTCAGCAAGAGAAGACAAAGGAATGCATTCGGAAAGTGAGTATACCCAATGGTAATGTCGGTAAAGTATATAGCGCATTATAAGTGCGTAGAAACGCCAGAAGAGTTTTATTCTGAGACAAGAAAATCTTTAGACTATCCTACCCAAGTAAGGTATAAGTCAAAGAATTATTTATTATTTGCAACGATGATAATAACCACTACAAAACAGGAGAAGAAGCTTGTTGACGTAGCAAAAGAAAGAAACATAGAATGTTACGTAAAGTTGTAGTAGCTCGATGCATATAGAAGTTTTTTGCGATGGAGCCTCAAGGGGCCAGGGCCAAAAAAAAATAGGAGAAGCGTCGTGCGCTACTGTTGTTTATAAGAACAGAAAAAAGGTAGCTCAATTTGCAAGAGGCCTTGGTTCTAGAAGCAACAACGAAGCAGAGTATGAAGCGGTAATCGCTGGCCTTCTAGTGTGTAGTATGTCTGGGTTTCTAGACCCAATCATATATACTGATTCTGCTGTAGTGGCAAACCACATAAATGGAAAATGGAAGTGCAAGAATAAGGCGCTGCTCCCTTTGCTGATGACTATAGAAGATGTTAAGCAAGAGTTTAACTTTAGGGTTGTTCAGGTTAGTAGAAATATAGTCTGGGAACCCGATCAACTCTGCAACCAATTTTTAGATCAACTTGAAAAAAGAATGTCATCTTACCAGAAAGCGTGATATAATATTCCACATGGAAAAAATAACATTTAAAAAACAACAACCTATTGTTATAGGTTTAGCTGGTAGAGCTGGGAGCGGGAAGACCTCTGTAGCAGAATCTATAGTGCCAAAAGCTGGCTTTGAAGTTCTCAGATACGGTATGAAGTGGGACCATATATTTTATGCCCTGCCATTATACGAGATGGCTTCGTCCAAGAAAAACATACAAGGCTTAAACGCTGACTCAAGAAAAAAGTATGCTCTTCACGATACCCTTTATGAGATATATGGAAGATCTTCTATTGGCGTCATACCGGATTACGATTTATTGGTAGAAAAAGTCAACCAAATATATGAATTGAACATAGAACCAGAAGGTGTCAAGCCAAGATCTTTCTTGCAGAAAGCTGGAGATATTTGTAGAGACGGTTACGAAGACTGCTTCTGCCATTGGGCGATACATAAGACAACAAACCTTTATAGGAAATACGTATCTTCACTAGATGAAGACGCAGAAGAGAATCCTTTCTGTGTTATAATATCGGATGTTAGATACGAAAACGAAGCAAAGTCTATTCTCAAGATGCCTAACGGTATTGTAATATATTATTCTGCGACAGAAGAAACATTGAACAACCGTTTACTCAAAAGAGATGGTAGACTATCTACTACAGAACAAAGTTCACATTCAAGTGAGCTGTTTTTAGATAAGGTAAAAGACATAGCGTCTTTTGTCATAGAAACAGACAACATGGACATAGAAGAACAAACAGAAGCAACATTAAAATTACTAGGGTTACAGGAGAAAAACAATGCCTAAGATAACAAAGACGGCGCAAGAGCAGTCTTCCGACTCACCAATAGACAACATCGTTTCTATAAACGCTGCTGAGATATCTATATCGTCTAACCCAATATTTATATGCGGGGTCAATAGAAAAGTCAATATAGGTAACTTTGAAAATATTGATATCTATGCTGGGGTAACTTTGCCTCTAAATGGTGTATCCTTAGAGGACAAGGAAGGTCTTAGACTGGCAGTCCAGGAAGCTGCTGCCTATGCTTTCTCCTTGGTTTCAAAGGAAACTAGCGAAAGATATTCCTTAATCAAGGAATCGCAACAAAACAAGTAAGCAATTTGACTTATTTGGCTACTATAGTATATACTGATAATCCACTTAAACTTTAAAGAAAAGGTAAAAACATGTTCAAAAAATTAGTTCTTAGACTTAAGGCACTTATGGCCGGCAAAGATGTTAAGAAGTTGATTGATTCTATTCCTAGCGAAAGCATCAAGTCTTCGGTTAACGTAGTCGTCAAAGAGGTTGTTGAAGAAGCAGAAAAGGTAGCAATTGCTGTAGACAATTCTGTTGAAGAAGTAAAGAAGCAAGTAAATAACGAAGTCGACAAAGTAAAGAAGACTAAGAAGCCAGCAGCCAAGAAGCCAGTGGCGCAAAAGCCAGCAGCCAAGAAGGCAGCAACTCAAAAGAATAATACAAAAAAGTAATATTATTATTCTAGGTTATGATTTTAGGGCGTTACTATATACCTTAATGCCAAAATCACAACACGTATAGGTTGGTAAATCATGGAACTTGTTATAGCCGCAATAGTCACTGGAGCTTTTGGGCTTCTAACAATAATGATAGAAAAAGGGCGTCGAGAAAACGTCAAAGACCATGGTTTTGTTAAAGGTAAACTTGATAATCTTCTTGCTAGCATTGCCGATATCGACGAAGATATTTCGCACATAGAAGATAAGCTAGACACTCACATCCATGATCATTTAACCGGACAACTTAATGATACAAAAGCGAGCAAAAAGAAGAGCTAATGAACTGCACCAACAAAGAACACCACGTACATAATGACCAACCTTGCAGTAATAGTGGTGGGATTAGCCCTGACCATGGCCACCAGAACATGCACTGGCACATCAATAAAAATTCTTTTAAAGCTTTAATTTTAAACTTAGTATACTTTTCTTTGCACGCTGTAACCATAGGTATACTATTATCTAGATAATACAGCCTACTACTTTATCTTGTAGTATAATAGGTGCATGGAAAACGGTTACTCTATGTTCGATGGCTTCATGCCATTAATCAAAAACGTTACAGTCTCGGCTCTTACTAACTCCCTTGCATCAAGCGGAGAAATTGTCGACGTGCATTGTATCAATATACAAACTGTTGAAGGGCATGATTTTGTCTTTAGTATGTCCCCACATGATCTCCATAGGTTAAACCTTTTGATTATGAAAACTTTGATGATTGACATCTAACATGGGCGTAATAATATTTAAAGACCTTCAATTTGGCGACCTACCAAAGACTCCGGCAACTCCGTACCCTGACTATGCGCTCCAAAAGGTCAAAGACATAGTGTATGAGTATGTTTACCGATTTGGTTTTCCTATCAGCTACGCACAAGAACAAAATGGATTGACTATACAAAACATAGTACCAGTCCACAAAACCGAGCACCAGCAAATCTCTACTTCATCTAAAGTAGAACTGGAGATGCACACGGAAACTGCGTTCCATCCCTACAAGCCAGATTATGTTATGTTGTTTTGCCTTAGAGGCGACCCAAATGCTGCGACAACTTACGCTAATTTGGCCGAAGTTCTAAAGATACTAGAACCAGATACTAGGAAAGTTTTAAAAAAGAAAATCTTTACTACCAGTGTAGATATAAGTTTTAGATCAAACGGAGAAGAAGACCAGCAAATACCAATAAGTATTGTTGGGGAAAAAGACGGTAAGCTCACCTTCACTTACGATAGTTATTTTGTGCGCGGAATAAATGAAGAAGCAAATAATGCGTTAGTTAGTTTGCGTTCAGCCATAAAACAATGTACAATTGACATCGTGTTGCAGTCTGGTGATCTATTGGTAATAGATAACAATAGCACCATCCACGGACGTAGAGAGTTTCAGCCTAGGTATGACGGCACAGATAGATGGCTACAAAGAGTTCTTGTTAGAAGAGAAATGCCTCCTATAGAAGAACGAACAGGCAATATAATAACCACCAAGATATTTAACTAAGAGGATAAAATGGACCAGAAGAGCATACTTTCTATAATCATTTCATATAATGATTTCAAAAACACATACATGACCGTAGAAAGTCTATTAAACCAGACTGTCAAGACTAAAATTGTCGTCTGGGATAACAATTCAAAAGATGGTACAGTAGAAAAACTAAACAATATGTTTGGTGACTCAATAATAGTCCATGCGTCTGATGAGAATATGTACTGGACTCCTGCCATCAACGCAGCGTTTAGTAAATATTATGATGGCGAGCAAATAATACATTATTCTAACAATGACATTAGCTATCCAGATGAGTCCCTAGAAAGAATGGTTAAAGATCTCGTAGAGACTAACGCAGGCGCAGTAGGCCCAACCGGTAGCGCAATTGGCGGGATGCAAGATCATGTCATTCATCACCCTGAAGATTCTAGCTTTAGCTCCCGTGAAGACTTCTATGCAGCGATAAAGAATAGACCACCCACTAGAGCCTCAAGCTTACAGGGAGCATGCGTACTGATGAGAGCAGAGTCTTTCAAGCTTATGGGGCCTCTAGATAACGCTATGCCGTTAGGCGCAGACGACTTTGACACTAGCATAAGGATCAAGTGCATGGGTTTACCATTGTTTATTTCTCAAAGTGGCTACGTTAATCACGTAGGTCATGCCAGTGGGCACGGCAATGAAAAAACGTGGTCTGACATTGGTGCTGAATCATGGGATTGGTTCAATAAGAAGTGGGCAGGTTTTTATTTCAATGAGCTTGAAGCACTCAAGTGCATGTGGGCGCATGAGTATCACTATGGGTGGGACTATGGCACCGGCTGGATGGATGAGGAATCTAGGCTAAAAGTTTGGCACGCGAGAGGGTTTAATTATGATGGATCACCTATCCAATAAACCCATCTATGCAGACACCCCTATCATAATAATCTCAAGAGATAGGTTATCATATCTCACTGCTTTAATTTCATGGCTTGAAAAAGCGGGGCATAATAACATCATCATATGCGATAACCAAAGTACCTATGGGCCAATGTTGGATTTCTTAAAGAGTACAAATCATAAGGTCTATCACAGTGAGATTAATTCGCATTTATCACCATGGCAAACTGGGTTAGTAAACGAATACTGTGTTGGCCAAAATTATGTAGTCACAGATTGTGATGTGATTCCTGCAGAAGAGTGTCCTTATAATGTTATTGACTTTTTCGCGAATGCTCTAGAACAATTTAAGGATATTAATAAAGTAGGGCTATCTTTAAAGATAGATGACTTACCCGAGTGCTATATAAATAAAGAAAAAGTACAGAGATGGGA